GTGAGGATGAACAGATGTTAATGTAGTCAATCATAATGATGTCTGGCTTGAATTTCTTCTTAAGCTTCAACTCAGATATCAATGCCCTAAAGTGTCCGGCATGTGCAGAACCCGTAGGGTATTCTTTAATAATAAGATTGCCTTCAGTCTTCTTAGAGATATTCTTCATCTTATTAGTGAAGGATGTCTTAGTTAACGTCTCGATCTTATCAATAGGAACATTCATAAGGTTAGCGTCTATACGTTCTGCGATGCGTTCCTCTGACATCTCCATAGTAATATACAGAACATTAGAACCTGCACTCAAGGCTGCAGCAGCAACGTGACACATGAACAATGATTTACCTGTACCTGTTCCAGCCATAACAACTGATAACGATTTCTTTGGTAATCCTCCCTTCGTGATATCATTAAACTTGCTTAAGTCAAACGGTAGACGTTCTTCTGTAGCATGGTAGAACTCATAGCGATCATCGATATTCTCAAAGTAGTCGTGACCGACATTTGTATCGAACCCAATTGCGAGAGCTTTCTGCAATAGATCTGGTAGAGCATCCTTACTTAATAGTTCATGCTTACCGTCGATAATAGAGATTGACTCGATGATAGCCAGATAGATGGCACGATCTTGGCACCACTTCTCTGTATTCTCAATTAGCCAATCACCATCAGCTTCAGTACCTACCGCAGTGATTGCAGCTAATACCTTACCGGCTTCACCTAATTGTGAATCAGAGATATCTGAATTTTGCATCTCAATGGAGAGAGATTCGAATGTAGGCAAGTTATTATACTTACCCACAAATCCTACGATCTCATTAAATACAGTCTTAAACGGTCCTTCAAAGTACTCCTTCTTAAGGAAAGGAATAACCTTTCGCATGTATAAATCATTATTAATAAGGTTACGCAATATTAAAGACTGTATATCTGGATTCATCTTACTCTGATTCCTCTTTACTAGCAAATTTAAAATCAATGGCTTCTGTCATTACTTCTTCAAGGATAGCACCAATCATATTAGTGAATTCCTCGTTGGTCTCTAACGACTTATCGCCCTCAATAATATTCCAATTAAACTTGAGAGTAGCATAGTCATTATCAGATTCAGTTACCTTGATTTGATTATAACGATAGATGACTCCCATGTAATCACCTTCAGTAACATGTACCGCAAAGTGAGACTCGTCTGTCTTATCTTCAATCAGCTCATACATCATCATTGTGTTCAATCTCCGGTAATGTGTCTAAGAAGTCTTCACCCATTTCTGATTTACGATCTACAGAATATTGGTTCTTAATAAATTCGCCGAAGTCTGTATCCTTAAAGATAGGATCCCAAAACTCTGCACATGAAGTATCTTTTGCACGACGGTTAACACCAACGATTTCACCTGTACTTCGATCGACTAAGGCATACCAACCATTCTTAGGTTTGACTACATAACCACCTGCAATTGCGACATCAAGTAATCCTGAGTACTTTTCGATACCACCTTCCCATGTAACACTAATAGGAATCTTAGATTTCTCTTTAACGAATCGTGACTTCTCAATATTAACTACGAAATCATATCCTGTTACTTCTGTACCTGTCTTAGTCTGACGACGTCCGATGATCCAGATGTTATCCGCAGAATAGTAGATACCTGTTCCACCTGATACGATAGCCTTAGGAAACAATCCAATCTCTTGATAAGTATGGTTAACCGCAAGTAGAGGGATATTCTTCATTGCAAGGAATGGCGTAGTCATACGGAATAGACCTTTAAGAGCTTTTGCTCGAGTCATATCTGCGACGGACTTCTCATTCAATGCGTCATCTAATTCTTTCTTAGATGCAAGGTTACCAATAGAATCGATCACAACAATAACTTTATCGTCACGAGTAATCTCTTCTAACTGGTTGATCATATCAAACTTTAGTTCTTCCACGTTAGCTACTGGAGTATGTAATACACGAGAGGTATCAATACCAAATGCCTCAAAGTAACTCTGTGGTGAACCAAACTCTGAATCATAGAACAACATGACAGCTTCAGGATACTTATTAAGATACGCCGCAGCAATCTTTAAAGCAAAAGAAGTCTTGAAGTGTTTAGACGGACCTGCAAGAACCGTAAGACCTGGTACAAGACCACCATCTAAACTTCCTGATAGTGCTACGTTAATCATAGGCACATCGGTTTGGATGACATCCTTATCTGAGAAGAAGATAGACTCTGAGAGAACAGCTGTATGCTTCAACCTCGAGTTCTTTTTCAATTTATTCATTATCGACATTATAATACTCCTTATACCAATCGGTAAATTCTTTAATACCTTCAACTATAGATGTTGTCGGTTTGTATCCTAGTGCAGATAGTTTACTTATATCTGACCATGTTGCTAGTGCGTCTGCAGGATGTGCAGGTACTAACAGTTTTGCTACTGCGACCTTGCCAAGGTTCTTTTCTAATTCTTCCACATACGTAGTAAGGTTCTCCATTTTTCCGTAGCCAATGTTATAGATATCATTTAATTTGATAGATCTATTATAACACAGTTTGAGCGCAATGTACACTCCTTTAACAATATCTTTTACATATGTGAAGTCCCTTTTCATATTACCATAATTATATAACTCAATCTGTCGACCTGCAGTTATCTGATCTGCAAAGGTGTGGAGTGCCATATCAGGACGACCCCACGGACCGTACACAGTAAAGAACCTAAGGCCGATAGCAGTAGGTAGATTAGAGGATTTGAATTGACATTCATTCACGTACTTAGACCATGCATAAGGATTAGAGTGATGATGGAATGGACTGTCTTCTTTAAACGGCATATCAGCACCGGCACAAACTGATGATGAGGATGCATAGACTATAGGAACATCATACTTAGTGCATACATCAATCAGTATCTGCGTATCGACAACATTGTTCTGAATATATTCATATGGATTCGCGAGTGAATCTCTCACACCAGCATAACCTGCGAGATGTAGGACCATATCCATACCATGAATATCTGATGAACAGATATCACATAAATCCATGGCATCTACCGCGATGCCACGAGCATTCAACATATCTGCTCGATCGTACTTTAACTCAGGATCATAATAATCGTTGAAGTTATCACAACCGACGACTTCATGACCTTGTTCATTTAAATGTATCGCTGTATGGTAACCAATGAACCCAGCGATACCCGTAATGTATACCTTCATCACACCAGTCTTTTTAGTCATAGTTTATATTCTGGAGAATTTCTCTCTCGTCCTTTTCGTATTTATTTCTATACTGGTTGTTTATTATAACACATTCTTCAAGGATTGTAAAGGCTTTTGTTGACTTATTTAGTGCAGATATATCCTTAGGAAAACATGCTCCGCCGAAACCTTGCTTACCGTCGAAGCCAGGAACCTTTGTATGTGAATGTCCTATACGTGGATCAGATCCAACCGCATTAATAATCTTAGAGAAGTTAGCATCAGTCTCGCCGACAGCATCATACAATTGATTAAAGAATGTTACCTTTAGTGCAAGGAATGAATTGATAGAATACTTAACAAAGGATGCTTCTTCCATCGACATGTGGAATGTCTTAGTAGGATTGCATAGACTATAGTCGGCATATAGTTCTTCAATAGCACAGGTATCTGATATATGACCACCAAGTATATGGAACGGTGGATCAATGAATTGCTCGTTAGCTGATCGTTCAGTTAGGAATTCTGGGTTATAGACTACACCGTTTATATCATACTTCTTCATGACTGCCGGTGTAACCGTCGACTTAATCACAATAGTTGTATCATCTAGACTGACTCGACTTAATAGATCTGCCATCACGTAATCAAGGATAGCAGTATCAATCTCGCCGTCATCCTTCATAGGAGTAGGAACACATACAAAAATTGCAGTAGGCATTCCTATAACAGTGGTCGTAATATCGGTACCATAGATTGGATCGACAATAGTCTTATCTACATGAGGATGAGTGAAACCATAGTCGACAGCTTTACCGACAAAACCATGACCTACTATTATGATCCTTTTCATAGTGCTTGAGCTGTCGCGACACGTGATCGTAAGTCAGTTGAAGAGAAAGAATGCTTCCTCTTGTTATAATGAATCGGGCATAGACCCTTGCCGGTATGTTCGGTATCACGATACTCTTCACCGACAATTCTGATATGTGGTTGGATGGTAAGAATCATATCGATGATTTCCTGCTCAGTTGAGAATGGAATAATCTCATCGACATACTTACAACCAGACAGTTGGACATAACGTTCAAACGGTGTCTGTATGGGTTTACTCTTATCATCAGGACGATCTACTGTAGGATCAGTTAGTAACCCACAGATGAGGTAATCACATAGAGACTTTGATTCTGCAAGCATGACAATATGACCTGCGTGAAGCAAATCAAATGTTGAACACGTAAAACCTATTCGTACGTCTTCCGGTTCCTTTCCAAGCTTTGCTGCGATATCAACAATATTCATAAACATGTGAGACACACTCCATAATAAATTCTTTGTTAGGGTGGTACTTATACACCCGAGTAAGTTCTGATATGATTAGAACCTCTAGCATATCACGATTGATACCATTGAATAGACTAAAGTATTTGAACGTATCACCTATCTCATGACCATTAATCAAGAGGCTAGCAATGAACTTAGCGACATCAATTTCAGTACAACCAAATACGTCTGTGATAGGATCTATAAGAGTCATATCGTGATTATTGAATAACATATTCTTAATACCAAAGTCTCCATGAGAAAACGTTCTGGTTAAATTATAGTCTTTCAATGAATCACAATTCTCCATGAGAACCCATTCACCAGAAGCTGTCGCATGACCTCTTATACGTTCTATATATGATTCGTATTTAAGATCATCTAATGGCCATCTATGTTTCATCAGATCAAGTTTAGATTGAACAATCGCAAGAGCCATATAATAATCTGTATCGAAATAGAACTCGTCGTGATCGATATAATCCATAGTAATAGTATCACCGACAATTCTATGGATTTGTGGTGTAGCGATACCTTCAGCCGCAAGGAACCATTGCTTAGTATTATGCGCGTTAGCATCCTGCTTATGAACTACCTTGCCATCTGTATAGATCTCAGAACCGGATAGTCCGCCTTCAAGGTCACGTATATCTACCTTAAGAAAATCCTCAGGCATAATGCCCTTATCGTCTATATAGTATGCAGCAAGAGGTTTATCGAAAGAAAGGTTGTGATACTTGACGTGGTGTTCGTCGAGCCATTGAATTATATCATCGCGATATTTAATAGAAGCTTCACCACGAGTCTTACATGATATAGAACCACGGGCAGTGAATATATCTATCTGCCATCCGGCATCATATAATCCATTAAGCTTATCGATCAGTTTAGTATTCGGCAGAGCCTGATTGAACTTACGATTCTGGTGAAAGGCAAGTGTGTCGTCAAAGTCTACAACGATACGTTTATGGTACATTAAAAGAATCCCTCAAGTGATGATACTTCTGGCGGTTTCTCAGTAATAATGAATTGCTTATTATCTACCAAGGTCAGAGGTGTTCGTGTAAGAACAGAACTAGGAGAGGTAATAAGTACTTCACCACTTGCCCGACGTTGACTTGCTGATGGAAAGTACTCTGAGATAGCATCCATAAAGTTTATCTTATTATCTCTCTTACCCTTTGAGACTACAAAGTCTAGGAACTTTTGACCGATAGCATCGATGTCATTAAACTTACCAATGATATCGCGACATGCTCGAGTACGTTCGTTCCATTCCTTTCCATTATGAGATATTCTTTCAAGCTCATCTGCCAATGCACCTTCTTCACGAGCTGCCGATACTAACGGACCGTCATATTCACCCCAAAGTTTACCCTCAGGAGATTTAGCATTCTCAGCAAAGTGATGTGATATAACTGGTAGAGACAATAAGAATGATTCGATGACTGTATATTCCATACGGTTACCATACTCTAGATTATCTCTTAGACGATAACCACACCATGCCGCCATTGAACCACCAAGCTGTTCCATACCCCACGAATACTTATAACTCGTATATGCATTCATTGTGGTATTAACTTTCTCAAGTTCCTTAGGAGGTAACGCATAATTATATGCAGCATTCAATGTATGGATAAGAATCTTAGCTTTAAACGCACCGTGATAAGGTGATGGGTTATCTTCAAGATGCTTAGATAGCATGCTCACAGATGCGATAGACTTTTCGACACCGATCAAGGATAGATCCCATTCATCCATATTCAAGTGTGGTTCAATACGAGGAATCATTGCTGGATCTTTAAGTGAAGACATACGTCCCATATAGAGGAAGTGCTTACGACGTTCTTCGAATGATTTACGATATACATCATACTCGTCTAGACGAACCCAGATTGGATTCTCTGTTACACGATCAGCCATACCTTTATCAAGTTCGGTATATGCATTACGACCATAACCTTCGTGTGATTGCACGACCGCGATATCAGACATTGCCATGATCTCTGCAGACTGAGGTATCATATTAATAGTTTGCTTTGTGATACCGTGGTCGTGCGTAACGATAATAGGATCTTTAATGCAGGAAACGAATTCGCGGAAACGATCAACGTATTCCGCTTGCTTGCGAGTTGGCATTGAATGAATGATCATGATGTCACATGCATTGACTGCTTTAATGACGGATGTCATATCAGCAACAGTATGAGTTCTATCCACCTTAAGGATATCACCCTTCCATTTAGTCAGACGAGCTCTATCGAACTGTTGAGCATTATCAAAATCTATAATGAGTGTTTCGTGACCTTGTGCCGCGACCCATTCCTCAAAGATATTAGCACCTTTAGTTACACCGCAACCCTCGATACCTTTACCAAATATAAACGCAATTTTCATTGTTGTACTTCCTTCATTAATATAGAACTATTATATCACGTTTCTTAGCGATTGTACATAGTTATTTACACCCTATCTACTTCAACACCGGCTTCTGCGAATAATGCCTTACTTATAGTCCAAGATTCCTGCCAGTTTGGTGGAACCTTATCAGCACTATTCATTACGACTCGTCTGATACCGACTTGAATAATACCCTTAGCACACTCAGAACATATCGGCAAACCAGAGACATACAACGTAGATCCCTTTAGCGATACACCAGTGAGTGTAGCATTATATATGCAATTCATTTCAGCATGAACTATGAACTTATACTTTACCTCACGGTCAAGGTAACGCTCATTAGTATCATTGATACCTCGTGGAAAACCATTATAACCCTGTGACAAGATCTGACCATCGATACCTACAGCGATAGCACCAATCTTCTTCGATGGATCTTTTGACCATAACGAAATGTTATCTGCCAGACGAATATACTTAGCATCCCAATTAGCATTCATATTATTTCACCAGATCGAAGTAACTCTTGCATGTGATTTTTCCAACTCCATGATATTTTTTTAATATAGAAGGACTAGCCCGATTATGACAAACTATACAATATAATTCTATTTTATTATGGGGGGTTCTGCCTATATTGCTTTTGCTTATTAATTCCCTAGATGCAGCTGTGTGGGTTCTTTCAAACATAGGATTTTTATTACCCCTCATCGCTTCGCTCTGTTTTGGTCGTTTCTGTCCAATCAATAATTTGTTTTGCTCGAATCTTAATATTGAAGCGGCGGCCCTTCTTTCTTCAGTCCAAGCATCTTCCATCTTTTTCTTAGTTTTTTCACTATGGCTAAATCCAATTTTCCAACCATGAGAACCTCCTATAGCTAAATTCCATCCAATTTTAACAGTTGGTCTAAGCAATAATTCGTATTCAAAACATTCCTTTCTAGTTCCTTCGTATACAACTTTAATTTTAACATCGTTTGGTATGTTGTCATTCTTGTGTTGATGCGCCTTGAAACGACGATCAACATCACGTGTTACTCCAACATAACCGTCATTTTCAATAGTAAGACAACTTTCGTTATAGATCCAATATACATAAGTCATTGTAGTACCTCCAGGTATAGTTATAT